GGATCGTACACTAGAGGAGTCATAATCAATGGAACATATGGTGAGAATACTGCACCTGTTTCAAGGAATTGGTTACCTCTATAACCCATTAAGATTACGTTTTCAGTCATGTAAGGATTCTTGAATACGTTGTAACGGTTATTTAATTGACCTGCTTTTTGGATACCAAATGCATATTTCATTTGATCAGCGCTACCGTCTGAAGTTGAAGCAAATCCTGGGATTGATTCAAGAACAGTTGCAACTGTTGGAGAAACTACCATAAAATTAGCACCACCTCTAAGAGTCTTTTGGTGAATTTTATTAGAAACTTTCTGCATTTTAGTACCTAAAGTTTGGAACCATTGTCCTTGTGTATTGTAATATCCAAGGTCTGTAGCCCAAGCTGATTTATCAGAATTTAGGTAGTTATTAGATTTAGCTGACCAGTACTCATCTGCTGCAGAAGCGTCTTGTACTAACATATCTAACATTTCTAAGTCAATTTCTAATGAAATGTACTCACTCATGATAGAAGTTAATTCTGCTTCAGCATCTAATGATTGATAAGCATTTAAATCTTGAGCAAATTCTGGAGTCCATTGTGCTTTCAATTTTCTTGTTTTAGCAACAATAGCTTCACTTTTTAGCTTAACATCGATTTGAGGAATCGCTAATGAAGTTGCACTTTCAGAGTTTGGATAACCAGCACCATCAGCATCTTCAAAGTCACCTCTGTGATTATCAGTTGGTTGTTGGTTATATAATACAACGTTATCTGTACCTGAAACTGGGATATTAGCACTTGCTACTGCTCCTAGAGCTACAAATTTAATATCTGTACCTGAAACTGTAGTGTATTTAGGTAAGAATAAATCTGCAGAAGTTTGGTAGAAAGTATCAGAAGTACCTGAAGCTGCTAAGAATGCTCTAGCACCTTTGTAATCAGGTCTTGTTAAATCTCCACCAGAAACTGTTATTGTTGAATAACCACCTGCAGCAACTGAAGCTGATAATTCAGCATCATAATCTACATCAGCCCATGAACTTGTTTGAACGTTAAATTCAACTGAAGCTGAGAATTGGTTGATTGAGTAAGCAAATCTACCTGCTCCATAAAGACCATCAGATGGGTCTGCACCCGCTCCTGGGTTAGTGTTACCATATAATGAAGATGCTGAGTTATAAACATCTCCAGCTGGACCAAAGTTATATTCTTTGTCTTGTCCGTATTGGAAATCTAAGAAAAATACAAGTCCTGATGGTAGGTTCATTGGTTGTACTGATAAGAATTCTTTTGAAGAAATACTACCAAATACTTTTCTTACCAATGGAAGAGCTACACCAGCCCATTGAGCACCTTGACCTGCAGTAAACGTAGCACCACCTTGGTTAGTTGCTGATGCTTCAGTAACTAATTGTTTTGCTTGGTTTTCTAAGATCAAAGCCATACTGTTTTTCTCGATTTCAGAGTTAAGACCTTCTAAAAGTCCAGTCTTACCCCATTTTGCAGCCATTCTTGCTGCGTCGCTTTGCATATTCTTCCAAGAATTAGCAGAGCTTTCGAGTAATGAATTAATGTTTGACATTGTTTTCGTTTTTTAAGTTTTAGTTTTTAAATTATTTAATTAAGCCAGCCAATTTTTGCATACGTAAGTATGCTTCGTTTGACTCAACGATAGGTTTTTTAGTTGTAGGTGTGTTAGTTGCTTTTGAAGCACGTCCTAAAGTTTTTTCAACTGATGGTTTTCTAACTTTAATACCTTCGTTTAAAGTTTCAAATACCAACTTAGTTTCTTTAACTGTAGTTGCGTTATCAAATGAACCTAATACCTTAACTTTTTGTGATTCTGTCAGATTTTTAGATCTAAAGATTTTGTTAGTGTAAAGAAGTTTAGCATTCAATAAATTGATTTCATTAAGTTCTTTCTTAAGAATTTTAATAGTATCATATGATTCATATAATTCTTCTTTAACTTTACTTAATTCTCTCTCTTTTTTCTTAATGGATTTACCAATTTCATGTTCCTTATTCATTCCAAGAATCCACGGACCTAATCCACCAAAAAATCCAAATAATGCAGCTGCTGCTTTTGCACCTATTGGTACTCCAACGTGAGCTGCGACTGTACCTGCTGCAGCAGCGGCCCCACCAAAAGTCATAACAGCAAGAACTAGTGCAACCGCTGTAATACTTAGTCCAAGCATACTAGCGATTTTTGCAATTTTTTTATTTTTCTTTAATTTTGCTATTTCTTGTTTTAGTTCTGAGCTGTCTGCTAAAGCTTTAGCTTCTTCTGTGGACATATTCTCATTTAGTGCAAATTCTTTAAGAAATTCATGAAGTTTTCCTTCAGATAATTCTACTTTGATTTCCTTTAAAGCACTTTTTAAATCAGATGCAATTTCTTTTTCCTCTTCAGGAGAAAGATCTTTAATTTTATCTGTTATATCGTCTTCATTTTCATCAAGAGAATTTTCCATTTCTTCGATTTCTCTAAGAAGTTCAGCTAAATCTACTTCTTCGTCTAATTCAACGTCTACATCAACAGTTTCCATGTCTTCACCTTCTTCCTCTTCAGCGCCTTCACCTGCTTCGAGTTCTCCGGATTCAACCATGTCTGCGATTACGTCTTCAATGAATTTTTTTAGATCTTCATCTGTCATATCTTCGAGGTCAAGTGCTTCGCCTTCTTCCTTTTCACCTGCTTCTTTACCTTTTTCGTATTCGTATCTTTCGTCGTCACCGACATACTCTTCTTCTTGGTCTTCTTCAGTAAGTTCAGATTCGTTAACCATCTTTTCCTCGTCTTCTTCTAATTCAGCTAAAAGTTCTTCCAAATCAATTTCTTCTAAGTTATCCTCATCAGCTTTTTCTTCTGTGACGCCAGTATTTAAAGTATTCATATCTTCAAATCCAACTTCATCGATTTCTGCTTCTTCAACTTCTTTCTCTTCTTCAATTTCCATTTCTTGAAGTTTCGCTGATAACATAGTTTTTAATTGAGGTGTGAAAGCTTCTTCTAGAGCTGCCTTAGCGTTTGCTATTGCCATTTCTTTTACAGCTTTAGCGTCTGCGATTGCTTCTTTAAGCAAGTCTCTGTTAGTTGCCATTTTTCCTAAATTTATTTTTTGTTGGGAAAGTACGTTTATTAGTAAACGTAATAGATTAATTTAATTGTCGATACCACATAGTGATTGAAGGGTGGTATATTCATGTATACGTATGTAAGGAGGATTTAAAGTCGCGAGGGACTAGAATATTGGACACGTACCGTTAGCGCATAGTATCTCTGTTACTATAGAATCTACTTTTTGATATGGGTTAAATGATGAAGATTTTCCTTCATTTAATGAATTATTTATCATCCAAGAATCAGGATTTGAAGGGTTAGATACTAAATCCCAAGTTAATAATTCAAAATCATCTTGAACTTCCATTATCTCACCTACTTGTTTTAATGAACCCATTCCACGAGATGAAATACCAATCATCAAACCATTTCTAACTAAAGCACCTGCTATACGACCTGAGTTTGTTCCTTTATCTCCTGGATCACAAAATATTTCAACTGTGCCTATTATTTCATCTCCATCCCATCTTAAACTACGGATAGCATGAGATGCATTTTTTAAATTAATAATTTGAGAATCTGGGTGGTCTAATTCACCACAAGTTTCAGTTGATCTTTGTTTAATTTTCTTTTGGAAATTATCAATTTCACGTTCCCACAAATCTTTTTTATAATATCTACCATTACCATTTTTAACCTCAACAGTAGCTAAAATACCTTCTACCATTATATTTCCACCTAAGTCACCACTGACTTCAGTTATGGTAACCGGGTTAGGTTTAAATTGTCTAGTTTCTATTAAGATTTGTTTACTCATGGTTTAATAAGATATAAAATTTTATTTATGTGGTATGTTATTTACCATAGCGTAATTCATAAATTCTTCTTCAGGATCAGCTCCACCATCTATGTCTTTTTGATGTGTTTCTAAAAAATCATTAATTTCTTCATCAGAAACATCAAATCTATTTTTAAGTTTATTTTTCATTGATGATTCATCTTCTTTAAGTTTGGATATTACATCATCATCAATTTGTTTAGATAAATCACTTACACCGGTACTAGCTGATTTTATTGCATCTTGTGTATCACCTTCATCAATTATATCTTCTTTAGGTTCATCAGATTTAGATTTTTTCTTATTTACTTTATCTAACATTTTACCTACTTTATTAGCTGCTTTTTGTAAGATTTTAATTTCTTTTTTTAGATTTTTAATTTTATTTTTATCTAAAAGATCTGCGAAATCCTCATCTTCATTTATTCTATTAATTCTAGTTTCTCTTACTTCAATTTCTTGTTGAATTTTAGCAGCTTTAGTCTCTAAAACTTCAGCTTGAGACTCTTCTTCTATTTCTTTTAAACGTTTTTGAGCATTTTCATTTAATTCTTGACGAATAATTTCTTTAACAACTGTTCTAACTTGAGTTTCTTCATTTTCAAGTCTGATTTGGTTCATTGTTGTAGTAAGTTGGTCTTTATCACCTTTATATTTACTTTTATCTTTTAATCTTTTAAGAACATAATCTTTACTAACTTTACCAGACCCTATTAATTTCATTATTTCTCTCATGTTATCATCATTCCTGTTTTTTCCATAAGTATCAATAATGTCATTTTCTTTATTTTCTTCTAAACTAGCTTTATGACCTTCACTATTCGCTCGTTTATATATTGTTTCTAACCATTTATCAGTGTCGGCATCTATATCTTGTTCACCTTGACTGTATATATCATACCATTCGTTTTTGAATGATTCTATATCCTTTGATTTTTTAGCCAAATCATAAATACCATCCATTATATTTTCATTAACTGATTCACTTAAAGTACCATACCCACTTGATTTATGTGGTCCTTTTGGTTCTTTTGGTTCACCTAAACCAGGAGCATCCATTGTATATCCTAAATCTAAATCACCAAATTGACCTTTTTCAGTATAATAAATTGGATTTTTAGCTAAATTTTTAAGTACAATAGCTTTTAATTGATCTACTGTTTTATCCTTATTTTTAGGATCTTTCATTTCTGCATAATAACCAGTCATTACTTGGTCAAAGATAACATTATTGATATTTTTATCATCTTTATTATCATACATGTGACCTAAATCATCTTCTACTTGTTTAGAAACTTTTTTAAGTTCAGCCTTTTCATCATCAAAATATTGTTCTGTTAAGAAATTTTCAAATGCTGTTTCATAAGATTCTTTTTTAGTAGAAGGAATCTGATTAATAGCTCCTATTTCAACTACATTTTCTTTAATGATTTGTTTACTTTTAAGTACATCAGATGCTTCTTTAAATGTAGCAGCATTTCTAACCATATTAGGAAATAGACGTCTTGCTTCTTTAATAAATACATCTTTATGTCCTTTTCCTTCTTTTATTAAAAGGTATTGTTCCTGTAATGTTTTTTTCATTTTGTTTCTCTTAACAGTTTTTCTATCTTTTTAAGATAATTTAATATTATCTCTGTTGGTTTTACAACATCATATGAATCAGCT